ATGGCCGCGAGCCGGCTGGCCGACTACCTCGCGCTCATCCGGCGCGGCGCCGCGCGCGAGCTCGCGGGCTGGTGGGGTGGCATCGGCGCGTGCACGCAGGGCGAGCTCGACGGCGCGACCGTCGCGCTGCGCCGCGCGCTCGAGCGCAACGGATGGCGGCGATGAGCGCGCCAGCCGCTGCAGAGGCCGATGTCGTGCGCGTCGAGCAGGAGTGCGAGCGTTGCGCCCGCGTGTTCATGCGCAAGCCGAAGGCGAACCGCCAGAAGTGGTGCGGAGACTGCTCGCCGGTCAGGCGAAACGAGTACCAGGCCGCCTACCGCGCGCGCTACCTACCGAACTGGCGCGCGAAGAGGAAGGAATCCGCACGATGAGCACTCCCGTGAAGTGGATGGACGCCGCCGCGCAGGCCGAGAACGTGCGGCTGCGGGAGGCGTTGGCGAAAGCTCGCGGTGAGCTGTTCGAGGACGGCGACTCGCTTCCCGGAACGACGCGCGCGCTCGACACCATCGAAGCCGCTATCGCCACGCCCCCCGGCTCGCGCGCCGCGCTGCGGGAGATGCTGACGAAGATGGGCGAGCAGATTGCGTGGGAGTGCGGTGGTGTTCAGAAGAACGTCGCCAAGAGGGTTGCGGTGAACGCTTCCCGCCTTCTCTCCGAGGAAGGAGGCCAGTCGTGAGCGTCAACTGCAACGTCTGCGGACTCTACTTCGACGGTCCACACGTCACGGACGAGAGCGGCGAGGCGATGCACCCGCTGCGCGTGGACTGCATCAACGCGCTACGTGCCAGGCTCGCGCAGGCCGAGGCCGAAGCGGCGCGAGTTCGCGCGATGCTCGACGAGGACGAAGCTCTGCGCGACGCCGTGCGAGAGAACCTGCCCGAATGCACCTGCGACTCGGACGGGAATCTCGGCGGAGAGGTTGACCGAGTGGAGTTTGCGGGCGAAGAGTTGCGCCGCGCTCAGGCCAAGCTCGCCGAGTGCGTGGACAAGGCCGCCGCGATCATTGGCACCGGCCCCGAGATGGCGGAAGGCCCGAATCACGGCGTCGTGCTGGCCGCGCTGGACTGGCTCGTGACGACGAAGGCGCAGGCGTCCGAAAGGAGATCAGTCGTGAGCGCGACGTTTCGAAAACGCGCCGAGAACGTGCTCGCCGCGACATTCCGCGGGCTGCACCACGTTCCCCATCTGCACCGGGCGAAGTGGGGCGAGTCGAACCTGCGCGTCACCCTGCACGGGACGCTCGCCACGTTCGATTTCGACGAGCTGACGCGGCTCGTGGTGGCGGCCCACGATCAGTGCATCCGGGCCGAGCTGGTCCCGCTGGGCAGACACCTCGGGCTCTGGCTTCACGATCGTAAGCGTGAGGGTGAAGTCTGGGCTCGTCACCCGGAGCTCGAGGAACACGTCGCCTGGCTGCGCTCGCACGCCGATATGCATTGGCGCCGCGTGCACGAGGAAGCGAAGGAAGGAGACCGATCGTGAGCGATAATCCGCAGGTGAATCCGATCACGATGACTGAGGGATGCGAGGACGGAGACCGCACCACCATTCGGCTGCGAATCGAGCGCCACGGAGGAGACGGCATCGTGACTGCGGTGCTCGCACAGCGTGCATGGGCCGAAGTGGACGCCACACGCGCCCGCGTGGCCGAGCTGGAAGCGAAGCTGGCGCATGCCGAGCAGGAGCTGGCGGCGATCAAGCGTCCGTGCGCGATCCGCCGTGGTCACGAGGTCGAGGACATGATGGCGCATGGCCAGCAGGTGCTGTGCAGCACGTTCATGGTCGCGCAGTTGTTCGATGAACGCATCAAGGCCGACGCGCGGGCGGCCGTGCTGCGCGATGCGGCGGTACGGGCCAGCGCGGCGTTCGATGCGTGGGGCCGTGATGAGGACGGGATCCACCCCGAGGCGTGGCCGGCGGTCAAGCAACTGCGCGCAGTCATCAACCTGGTCGAGAGCGATGACCTTGCTGATATTCGACGCCGCGTGCTGGATGCAGAGCTCGCCGACCTCCCCGCCGGCTACTACGTGTTCCGGAAGAAGGACGACGGCGCGGGCGCGCACTTCGATGTCTCCCTGCTGACGGATGAAGCGGCGGCCGCGCTCGGGGAACTCGGCGTCGAGGAGGCCGTGTATTCGATGCCGTTCGGCGAGTGCGTGGACGTACTGCGGCGCGTGATCGCGCGCGAAACCTCGGGAGAGCGCCCCGCGTGAAAGTGCTCCTGTTCGTACAGCGCGGCGACGCGCGGCCGAAGTGCGAATACACCTTGCCGCGCAGCCTCGCGTGGGAATCGCTGGCAGAAGCCATTGGCGATGCGGACCAAACTGCCGATCCGCCTACGGTCGCGTCCATCGCTGCAAGCGCCGACCGCTGGCTTCTCGTGGAGTGCAAGAACGCGGAGGCGGGGCGTACGCTGATCTACCTGCGCGAAATGATCTCCGCGGCGCATCGGTACATGGGCAGTAAGAACCCGGAGCAGGGGACGGCGGCTGTCTGCGGGTCGGTCTCGACTGGCCGCATCCTCGCCAGCGGGGGCAAGCCCCGCCACCGATGACCCGCCCCTCCCGCAAGAAGCCGCGGCGCTCCGCCGCCAAGCCCGTCCGCCGACGCGCCGCCCCCGAGCGCGACCGGCGGCGCGGCGGTGCGCCCGCGCCGCCCCCGCGCCGCCCCGCGCGCGGGCCCGTTCCGGTCCCCGCGGAGGGCCCGCTCACGCAGTACCAGTACGCGCGGTACCGAAACGTCTCGCGCGAGGCCGTGCGCAAGGCCGTGCGCGATCGGCGCATCTTCCTGAACCGCGACGGGCTCATCGACCGCGAGGCCGCAGACGCCGCCTGGCGCGCGAACACAGACCCCGGCAAGCCGTCCTCGACCGCCATGCGCACTCCGGGCGAGCCGGTCGTGCACGGGCCCGCGGCACCCCCTGCGCAGGCCGCGCTCGAGGCGGCTGCTTCCGGCGCCGACTCCCTGCCCGAGGGCATGACGTACGCCGATGCCCGCGCGCTCAAGGAGTGGAACCAAGCGATGACGCTCGACCTGAAGCGCCGCCTGCTCGAGGGCAAGCTCGTCGAGGTCGAGAAGGTCGAGGACGCCGCCTTCCGCGCGGCGCGCACCGCGCGCGACACGCTCATGGCGATCCCGGACCGCCTCGACGCCGAGCTGGCCGCCATCTCCGACGCCGCCGAGGTCCACCGCCGGCTGGCCGAGGAGATCCGCCACGTCTGCGACGAGCTCGCGCGCGGCATGCGACAGGACCCGGACGCCGAGGAACCGGCCGCGTGATGTTCGTGAACGCCATCAGCGATCGCGGCGCCCCGTGGCCGACCGGGCGCGCCGCGCAGCTCGTGAGCGACGAGAACCTCGACGAGCTGTTCGACTTCGCGCTCGCGCTCCCGCAGTGCTCGATGGGGCTCTACCGGCACCCGAGCCTCTTCGACTTCCCGCATTTCCTACTGACGCCGCGCCTGCGACAGGTCGCCATCCTGCGCGGGGCGCGCGCCGCCGGCCGCCGCGAGTTCTACGCCGCGCTCATCCGCTTCCGCGAAAGGAATCCCGACACGTGGATCTCGCCGAAGCCACACTGACGCGCGGGCTCTCGCTGGGCTGGCAGCCCGACCCGATCCTCACGGTGAGCGAGTGGGCCGACGAGCACCGCGTGCTCGTCGCCGAGACCACGCGCGAGCACGGCTCGTGGCGCACCGACCGCACGCCCTACCTGCGCGAGATCATGGACTGTCTGAGCGCGCACAGCCCCGTGCGGCACGTGGCGTTCATGAAGGGCGCGCAGATCGGCGGCACCGAGATGGGCCTGAACTTCCTCGGCTACGTGATCCACAACGCGCCGAACCCCACGATGGCGGTCTACCCGCGCATCGAGGACGCCGAGGACGTCTCGAAGGACCGCGTCTCCACGATGATCGCCGCCACGCCCGAGCTCGAGGCGCGCGTGCGCGAAAACCGCTCGCGCGACTCCGGCAACACGATCCTCAAGAAGGTCTTCCGTGGCGGCTTCATCAAGTTCAGCGGGGCCAACTCGGCCGCGTCGCTGCGCTCGAAGCCGATCTGCAACCTGTTCCGCGACGAGATCGACGCCTTCCCCGACGACGTCGACGGCGAAGGCGACCCGCTGGCGCTGTCCGAAGAGCGCACGAACACCTACTCGCGCAAGAAGAAGATCCTCGACGTGAGCACGCCCACGATCAAGGACGTCTCGAAGATCGAGAAACAGTACCGCGCGAGCGACCAGCGCCGCTACTTCGTGCCGTGCCCGCACTGTGGCCACATGGATTACCTCACCTGGCGCGACGCCGGGCACCACCGCATCGAGTTCGACGAGCAGCACCCCGAGCTGGCGCACATGGTGTGCTCGGGCTGCGCGGCGAAGGTCGAGGAGCGCTACAAGCCAGTCATGCTGACCGGCGGCGAGTGGCGCGCGACCGCCGAGAGCGACGGCCGGATCCGTGGCTACCACCTGAGCGCGCTCTACTCGCCGCTCGGCTGGCTGTCGTGGCAGGAGATCGTGCGCCGCTTCGTCACCGCGAAGAACGACCCGTCGAAGCTCAAGGTTTGGGTGAACACGTGCCTCGGCGAGACGTGGGAAGAGAAGTCCGACGGCGTCAATGCCAGCGAGGTGCTGAACCGGCGCGAGACATACCCGGCCGACATCCCGAACGGCGTCGGCGCGCTCACGATGTCCGTGGACGTGCAGGGCGACCGGCTCGAGTGGAAGGTGAAGGGCTGGGGCGCCGGAGAGGAGTCGTGGCTGATCCAGACCGCCGCGATCCCGGGCGACCCGGACCGCCCGGAGGTGTGGAAGGAGCTCGACGTCGTGCGGCACACCCCGTGGCGCCACGAGAGCGGGCAGGAGTTCCGGCCGGACATCTGCGTGATCGACTCCGGCGGCCACCACACCGACCAGGTGTACAAGTACGCGCGCGCCCATGTGAACGAAGGCGTCTACGCCATCCGAGGCGGCAACACGCAGGGAAAGCCGCTGGTCGGGCACTCCTCGGTGGAGCGCACGTACCGCGGCCGCCTGTGGACGCTTTGCGTCGACACCGGCAAGGAGACCGTGTACGCGCGCCTGCGCATCAGCCGCCCCGGGCCCGGCTACATGCACATGCCGGACTGGATCACGCAGGAGTACGTGGACCAGCTGACGGCCGAGCGCTCGTACCGGAAGTACGTGCGCGGCCGCGGCAGCGTCCGGGTGTGGGCCAAGCTGGGCGACCGCCGCAACGAGGCGCTCGACCTCGAGGTCTACGCCCTGGCGGCGCTGTACATGCGCGGGCAGCCGTTCGTGCGGGCGCTGGCGGACCGTGCCGCGCGCTGGGCGCAGCCGGTGCTGGGGCTCGGCGAGGGCGCGCAGCCGGCGCAGCAGCCGGATCCCGCGCCGACGCACGCCGACCGGCGCCCCGCGGCGCCGCGCCCGAAGGGCTGGACGACGCGCTGGCGGAAGTAGCTGCTGAAGTGGTGAAATGGGAGCAACGTCTACAGGGAGGACGTGATGGCAACGACCGAGATGATGCGCACCGGCGTCTTCGCGACGCCTGAGCAGATGAAGCAGATTGCCGACGCCGAGGCCGGAGTGGCCATGGCGGGCCTGACCGCCGCGCGCCTGGGACCGCACCGCGCGGAGTCGCGCGAGAAGCGCATGCGCAGGCTGATTCAGGCCGCAGCCGTCGCTCAGGGCCTGCCCGACACGAAGGGCTTCTACGGCTACGACCCTGGCAACGGCGAGTTCATCACGTGGGGGAAGGCATGAGCGGCGATCTGCGCGAAGACCTCCCCGCACAGGTCGCTGCCGCGATCGCCGAGCTTGCTCGCAGACTTCAGCTCGAGGCCATTGCGAAGATCGACCCGGATCGCGTGAAGGTCATGCGACACGAGATCGAGATCTCCGGCGCCAAGCCGTGCGTGCTTCACGGTGGGCGGTACGACGGTGTGGTCTGCCATCACGACCAGTCGGTGCAGATCGTGTTCCCCGACTACAAGGCGCCGCGTGAACGCATCTGGTTGACCGAATCGGAGGACGATCTGTTGTACACGCGTGAATCCTTCCCGACGGTGGTCTATCTCCGTCGTCCGGACATCGTGGACGGCATCGCTCACTACGACCTGCAGCGGTAGGCCTCAACCCCCGAACGCCGAAGCGGCGGGCCGGTGTACTGGCCCGCCGCTCTTCGCTTCGCTCCGCTGTCGTCAGTGCTTCGCGTGCCCGTTGGTGAGCGCCGCGATCCGGTTCGCCGGCGCCCGCGCGCTCGAGCCATCCGCTCCGGACGCCGCGGCTGCATCGCCGCTGCCATCGCCCGAACCATCCGCGCCCGGGTCGCCGATCGACCCTCCGGTCGCGCCCGCGGCGGTCACGTTCGTGCCGCCCACGTTCACGCCGGCCGCGCGCGCCAGCTCGTTCTCCTGCTTCAGCTCGGCCATGAGCTTCTTGAAGTCGCCGTCTGACTGCTCGGCGAGGATCCGCTGGCGCGACGTCAGGCCCAGCGCCAGCTCTTCCTTCGCGGCCACGATCTCCCGCTGCGGCTCCGTCCACGGCCAGCGGCGCGGCGTCCAGGCGACGGCGGTGTAGGCGCGCCAGTCCGGGTTCGGCAGCTCGAGCGCGCCCGTCAGCGTGGCCGCCTCGAGCCAGCGCACGTACAGCGGCTGCAGGAAGGTCTCGATCCACCACTCCTGGAGCATCTTGTACATGTCGCGCTCGTTCAGCAGCCCGATCTTGTGCCCGGAGTACGACACCTCGCGCAGGTCGCCGGTCAGCGCCGCGTACGACACCTTCAGGCCGGCGGCGATCTTGCGCAGCACGGTCTTCGTGAAGTCCGGGTAGGTGCCGCTCGGCTGCGACGGATCGAACGGCACGACCTCGAGCCCGGGGTCGAGCTCGGTGAGCGTGCCGGGATTCATCTCGATGTTCACGGGCTGGCGCGCGCTCTCGTCGTTCGCGCTCGGCGTCGGCGCCACCGTCGGGTCCTTCCACTGCGCGAAGGCGACGGTGTTCGCGCCCGCGCGCGCGCCGATGATGACGGCCTCGTCGTACGCGCCCAGGTCCTGAATGTCGGTCATCACCCGCGCGAGCCACGTCACGCCGCGCGTCTGGTGCGCCCGGCGCGTGCGGTAGTGGTGCTCGATCTCGCTCGCGGAGATGCGCAGCGGTCCGTAGAGCTTCGCGCCCGGCATGTACTGCGCGTTCTCGTACACGTGGTACGCGACGCGGCGCCCGAACTGGTCCACCTCGACGCCGAGCCGGATCTCGTTCCCGGTGGTGTCGGCGATGCGGCTGATGTTGATCGGCACGAGGTCGGGATCCAGCGGCTGCAGCCCGAGCCCGTGCCGGAACTCGCGGCTGATGAAGTGGCGCGTGAACGCCTCGCCGTCCACCGCGACGGTCTCGAGCTGCAGCGCCATGAACGAGTTCAGGTTCATGCGCCCGTCGACGGTCACCGGCCCGCTGATGTACTCGCGCCACGCCGCCTCGATCGTGTCGTTCGTATCCTCGTCGAGCTGGCCGTTGGCGAGCTTCACCTGCGCCTGGTGCTGGATGCCGTCGGGCCCGATCACGTTCGCGATCAGCAGGTCGAGGAAGCGCTCGATGTACGCGTTGTTCCGCGCGAGGTCGCGCGCGCGCCCGCGCAGCGTCTGCGCCGCGCCCGCCACGTCGGTGTCCGGCGCCGAGGTGCCCGAGCGCCAGTCGAGGTTGAAGCGCGTGGACTCGGCGCCGTTGTACGCCGCGCGCGTGAGCGCGCGCCGCGGGCGCGGGGCCTCGACCACGTTGGCGACGACCGGCCCGCTCGAGCGCGCGAAGATGCCGCCGAAGGCCGAGCGCAGCGTGCGCGTGAGGAAGTTCCCGCTGGGCGCGGGCATGGGTTCCAGGGTGACTTCGCGCGCGCTCACTGTTCGTTCCTCGCTCCGGTGAAGGTGTAGCGGTACTGGCGGCCGATGCCGCCGCCGCGGCGTTCGCGCGCGACGGTGGTGGAGAGCTGCGTGCGCAGCGTCATCAGGCGCTCGAGCGGGATCTTCGTCACCGCGATGCCGTCGATGGCGTAGGACTCCACGTCCTTCGGCACGCCCGTGCTCGTGCCCAGGCGCGACTCGATGACCGCGTTCAGCGCCTTCAGCATCCGCTCGTTCGGCGACTGAAGGTCGCCGGCGAGGGCCGTGGCGAGGTTCGGCTCCACGGTCACGCGGCCGGACCCGACGCGGTGCACCTCGCCAGCCTTCTCGACCTTCTCGGCGAAGTAGTACGTCCCCGCGGTCAGGGTGGCGCTCTTCTCCGCGCTGATCGTGACGTCGTAGTCGCCGCCGTTCGCGTCCGCCTCGACGCTCAGCAGCTTCTCCCCGGCGATCTCGAGCGTGAGCGTCCAGCCGTCGGTCGCGGGGTAGTCCGCGACGGTTTTCGTGTACGCCACCGTCGTGCCGGCGGCGATCGTCTCGGGCAATGCGGTGAGTGTCTCCATGCACCGCAGATGAGCACCAACCGGCGCTGGCCAACATTCTAGTTTTACTAGAATGGCTTTCGCCCACGCGCGCTGCGCATGTTGGGCCTCGGCAGTTGGAGCAGTTGCTGCGCGTCACCGCGCGCCACCCGAGGCCCACGACGATGTCGACCGAACTCACCAGCGCGACGACCGAGCCGAAGCTCGAAGAGATTCCCGCGCGGTTCCACTTCGAAGAGATCGCGCTGCAGCCCGTCACGCGCGCTGCGAGGGAAGGTGACGGCGCGGAGATCGAGCCCGGTGACGCGGCCCCCGCCGACGGCCCCGATCCCGACGTGTTCCACGTGGTCATCAGCACCGAGACCCCGTGCGAGAGCTACCTCGGCCCCGAGGTCCTGAGCCACGCGCGCAGCGCCATCGACATGACGCTCGCGAAGAACGGCCTGTCGCTCTACCTCGACCACGGCGGCTACCCGTTCCGTCCGACGCCCGACCCGGCGATGCACATCGGCTCGGTCGAGAACATCAAGCTCGTGGGCTCGCAGCTCGAGGGCGACATCCGGTTCAGCCGCCACGAGCTCGCGCAGACCGTGAAGCGCGACGTCCAGGACAAGACGCGGAAGTACATCAGCGTCCGCGCGAAGCCCATCAAGCGGAAGGTCCTGCGCGCCGCCTCGCCCGACGAGGCCCCGACCATCGTCCAGACGCGCTGGCGCCCCGAGGAAGTCTCGATCGTGGGCATCCCCGCCGACCCGAATGCCGCCGTCGCTCGGTCCGCCGGCGCCCAGCAGTTCGCAGTCGAGACCGAGTACGAACCCGCCACCACCGCCACCCCCGTCACGCCCGCCGCACCCGAACCCCAGCAGGAGGAGAGCTCCATGTCCGAACAGGCCACCGTCACCGCGCCGGCCGCGCCCGCCGTCACCCCCGCGCAGGATCCGCCCGCGCCGGTCTCCGTGACCCGCTCGGCGGCGCCCGCTGCGGACGTCCTCGCGCTGTGCGAATCGCACGGCGTCTCGATCACCCGCGCCCGCGACTTCGTCGCCAAGGGCCTCGACCTCAACGAGGTGAAGAGCGCCATCCTCGCCGATCGCACCACGCGCGGCGCCACGCGCCAGCCCGCCGCGGAGAGCGTCGACCTGTCCGACTTCTCGGCCAAGGACCGCCGCCGGTACTCCGTACGCCGGGCCATCCTCCGCGCCCTCGAGGTGAAGGAAGGCCGCGGTTCGTTCGACGGCATCGAGGGCGAAGTGCACGCGCACATCGCCCGTCAGGCCGAGGCGGCCGGCGTGGCCTCGCGCGGCGGGTACAACATCCCGCTCGAGCTCACCACGCCCGAGGAGCGCGAAGAGCGCGCCTGGGCGATCACCCGAGCCATGGGTTCGAACGTGGCCGGCGGCGGCGCCGAGCTCGTGTTCGACGTCCCGCGGGACCCGATCGAGATCCTCTCGAACAAGATGCTCACCCGCCGCTTCGGCGCGAACGTCCTGACCGGCCTGGTCGGCAACGTCCCGCTCCCGGTGCAGACGGGTGACCCGACCGCGTACCTGATCGGCGAGAACCCCTCGTCGGCCGCGTCGCAGTCGCAGCTCTCGTTCGCGACCCGCAACCTCACGGCGAAGGAAGCCGTGGCGTCGGTGCTCGTGCCGCGCCGCCTCCTGAACCTCGCCAGCTTCAACGTCGAGAACATGATCCGCAACCGGATCTTCGCCAAGCACGCGCTGCTCTGGGACTACCTCGGCATGTTCGGCCGCGGTACGGACGCCGAGCCGCAGGGCGTCTGGTACACGAGCGGCGTCGGCTCGGTCGCCTTCGGCGGCACGCCCACGTTCGCGAAGTTCGTGGACCTCGAGACGGCCGTCACCGACGCCAACGTCGAGTCGCCGAACATGGCGTACATCACGACGCCGGGCATGGTGGGCAAGTGCAAGCAGACGCCGGTCATCTCGGGCGCCGCGGCCGGCATGATCTTCACGGGCCTCGGCACCGACGGCACGATCAACGGCTACCGCGCGGGCGGCACGAAGCAGGTCCCGAAGACGTTCGGCGGCTCGTCCGACGAGCACGGCATCATCTTCGGCGACTGGTCGGCCCTCACGTTCGGCTACTGGGGCGCGATGGAGTTCATCGTCGACAACCTGACCTACGCCGCCAAGGGCCAGATCGTCGTCACCTCCAACGAGCTCTGCGACGTCGTGTGCGATCGCCCCGAGGCGTTCGCCATCGGCACCGGCGCGAAGATCGCGTAGGCCAGCCGTGAAGACCGTCCGCGTCGTCGTCACCCGCAGTCATCGGCTCTCGATGGATCGCATCGTGGAGGTCGGGGAAGTCCTCGACCTCCCCGAGCACATCGCCATCGAGCGCATGACGACCGGCGCGGTGAAGGCGGCACCGGCGGCCGGCGTGGCCGGTCCCCAGGTCTCCGGCTCTTCGGCGGGTGCGGCTCCGGCCGCGCCCGCTCCGGAAGCCGCTCCGAAGGTCGACGCGGTGGCGGCAAGCGAGCAGCCCGCTGCTCCTGCCGAACCACCGGCCGCCGAGCCCGAACCCCAACACTCCACGCCCGAGCAGGCGGCCCCCGCGCCGCCCGCGCGCGGGCGCAAGAACTCGAAGTAGACCCGGGCTCACGCCCGAGAAGGAGAACACCGCATGGCCAGCGTCATGAACATCCTCGGCGCTCTCGCTCCCGTCGCGCTCCTGCCGGCTGCGAGCCTGACCTCGAGCACGAACGGCACGGGCATCGACGTTTCGGCGTACGACGGCGTCGCCCTCGTCACGGTCGACCTCGTGAACACGGCCGGAACCAACCCGACGGCCGACGTGAAGCTGCAGCACTCGGACTCGAGCGGAAGCGGCTACACCGACATCTCGGGTGCTGCGATCGCGCAGGTCATCACGGCGTCCACGTCCGCGCGCTCGCAGATCGCGCTCGACGTGTCCGCGACGAAGAAGTACGTGCGCGCGGTCTTCACGATCGGCGGCACGTCGTCGCCGGCGTGGACGACCTCGGTGCTCTTCATCGGCGCCAAGAAGTACCAGTAACCCGCCCATGGCTCTGACCGACGGCGACCTGCCTGGGGTTCTGGACGACCTCGGTGTCGACGTGACCATCGGCTACGTGACCGTCAAGGGCATCAAGCGACGGTTCACGGAGGAGATGTTCACCGGCAACGAGTCCCCGGACCTCATGAGCAGGTCGATCGTCGTGTCGATCCAGACAGACTCCCTGCCCGGTCTCGAGAATGGCGCCACCGTCACCGTCGGTGGAACCGCATACAAGGTGCGCCGCCACTCCGAGGCCGAGCACGGCTCCCTCACCCGAATCCACTGCGTGCGTGTCGCATGACCCAGACCCGAACCATCGCCGAAGCCCTGCTCGCCGCGCTCAACGGCTCGGGCAAGCCCGCGGGCGTTCCGACGGCCAAGCTCTGGTCCGGGATCCAGCTCGAGCCGCACGACCTGCCCGCGCGCACGGTCGCCTGGGTGAACGAATCGGTCGAGCGCGCGGGAAGCACCACCAGCCCGCTCGTGCGCCGGTCCGTGACGTTCATCGTGCAAGACCTCTTCGCAGGCACCGGGCACTCGGCCCTCTCGCCCCAGCAGATCGCGGAGGCCGCGCGCGCCTGGAGCGTCGCCGCGCTCGCCACGAACACGTACAGCGGACTCGCGATCGACACCGTGGAGAAGTCCACCAGCTGGGATCTCGAGCAGGGCGAGGAGCCTTACGTGCGCGTGTCGCACGAGTTCGAAGTCACGTTCACGACCCGCACGACCAACGCGGAATCGCGGGCCTAGCGCCCGAGGAGGCTTCACATGTCGTACCAGTCCAACTCGAACAACGTACTCCTCGGCCGCGGGCGGCTCTTCTTCGACCGCTGGTCGAGCTCCAACGTCGATACCAACGGCCTCGCCTACCTCGGCGACTGCTCGAAGCTCGAGATCTCCACGAGCGACGAGAAGGCCAGCATCTACGACTACGGCCAGTCGACCGCGCCTCTGCTCAACGAGATCGTCACGAAGCGCGAGGTCACCGTCTCGATGACGCTCCACGAGTACACGAAGGAGAACCTCGCCCTCGTGCTCATGGGCGTCGAAGCCGGCGCCACGCAGTCCTCGGGCTCGATCACGGGCGAGACGCTCACCACGTCCGTCACGAAGGGCAAGTCGTACCAGACGGCGAACCGTTCGATCTCGAGCGTCGTCGTCAAGAAGGGCGCCAGCACGCTCGTGCTCGACACGGACTACAACATCGTCGACGCGACGCTCGGCATCATCCACATCACCACGACCGGATCGACGCTGACGAACGGCGACACGATCACGGTCGACTACGCGAAGGCCGCGATCGCCTCGCCCGGTCTGGACCGCGTCCAGGGCGGCATGAGCTCGCAGATCCTCGGCCGCCTCGTGTTCATCGGCGACGCGGCCGCGGGCCCGTCGTTCGACGCCGAGTTCTGGAAGGTCTCGATCTCGAGCGATGGCGTGGCCGGGTTCATCACCGGCAGCGACTTCGGCTCGTTCGACCTCAAGGGCACGGTCCTGATCGACTCCACGAACCACCCGACCGAGGCCTACTACCGCCTCACGAAGCGCAGCTGATGACATACGGGCGCCCGTGAGCGCCCAGACCGTCCGTCGCCTCCGCCGGCCGCCTGCATTCCCTGGCTGGTGCGTCGGTGGAGCGCGGCGGACCTTCCCAGGGAAACCCCAACATGAACGAGCAAGGGCTGAAGCCGACGGACGTGAGCAAGATCGCTCGCCCCGTCGAGGTCGTGCAGCTGAAGCACCTGCGCACCGAGGACGGCGAGCCCGTCTGCGTGCGCTGCGAGGCCGTCGACGAGCTGGTGGCGATGGAGTCCAACGGCAACCCGGGCGAGCACGCGCCCATCGACGAAGCGAAGCTGACGCTCGAGCAGAAACGTGCACGGGCGAAGAAGAACCTCGACGAGGCGGCTGCCGTCGTCCATCTCGGCACGTCCTTCGTGAGCGGCGATTCGATCGTGCGTCCGGCGTTTCACTACGACGAAGCCCATGCCGTGCCGGGTTCGATCCCGTGGAGATACGTCTCGGTCGAAGACAAGGTCCTGATCGTGAACACGGTTTTGCGTCTCACCGGCTACGGAGGTGCCGAAGACGCGCGATTTCCTCGTCGCAACGGATGAGGGCCGTTTCAGTGCGTGGGAGCTCTGGCGACTTGCGAAAGCGCTCGGTGAGTCCCCACGGAAGCTCCTGAAGGATCCCGACCTCGGCTTCAACCTGACGGTGATGCGAGGTCACGACAGATGGAAACGTGATCGCCGCAACAAGGCGTTCCACGAAGTGATAAACGAGGACGGGTTCGGGTTGAAGCGCATCTTCGAAGCGATCCGGCAGCTCGGGGAGGATGACTGACGTGTCAGACCAGGTCGCTCAATACGTCATCCGGGCCCGCGACGAAGCCTCCTCCGTCTTCGACAAGCTGGCCGGCGGTCTCTCGAACCTGAGTGGCTCCATGGCCGCCATGGCGCGCGCCGCGGGCCCTGTTGGGACCATCGCGACCACGCTGGCCACCATCGGCACCGCTGCGGCCATCGGCGCGGTGAAGCTCGCCGACGAAGTCGAGCAGCTGGACCGCCTTGCCAGCACAAGCGGTGTCTCGGTCGACAAGCTGCAGGCGATGCAGCAGGTCCTCAAGGAGTCCGGTGGAGACGCTGACGGCCTCCCGCGCGCACTGGTCAAGCTGAACAAGGCGATTCAGGACAGCGATCCGCTGCTGTCCGGCCTCGGCATCAAGACCAAGGACACGTTCGAGGCGTTCATGCAGCTCTCGACGGCGATCAGCCAGTCGAGCGACGCCAAGCTGCGGGACGAGGTGTCCATGCGGCTGCTGGGCAAGGCCGGCGCCGACCTCATCCCCGATCTCATCGCGATCCAGTCGAATCTCGGGTCCATGGCCGATCGCCTCGAGCAGGCTGGCGTCCTGATGAAAGGGCAGGTGCTCGAGAACGCGCGTGAGCTGGGGAACGAGATGGACGTGCTCTCCACCAACTGGGACATCGCCATGAAGCGAATCCAGTCGGTGACCGTACCCGTGGCGAGCATCGTCGTCAGCGCATTCAACGACATGTGGTCGGCGATCTCTGGGCCATCCACTGCGGACTTCGATCGGCGCATTCAGGAAGCGACCAACGCGATCGCGCGCCTCAAGGCGGAGGCGGAGCGCCACGGCGACCCGAACTGGAACCAGAACACGCTGGCGGAGTGGGAGCGTACGCTTGCCCGCATCCAAGGCGAGCGGATCCAGTTCCTGAAGCCGGACGTGACGACGGGCCCAACGGGTGGGCAGGGGGATCGCCTGGCGTCGGCGTGGCAAAGCCTTCAGCGACCTTCCGGGGTGTCGGCGTTCGACATCGCCAGCCGTGGGTGGGCTATCGGAAACCCGAAGCTGTCGCCGACGGACCAGCTGAACGCAAGCATCTCCGCAGGCGCGGAGTCTTCGAAAAAGGCGCTTCAGAGCATGGGCAAGGTGCTCGAGGAGCTCCCTGTGCCTGCGCTGAAGCTGACGGACGCTGGCATCAAGGCCATGCAGTCAATCGAACTCTGGGAGCAAACGACCCAACACTTCGCCTACAGCGTGGCCGCAGACATGCAGTCGGTGGGCGCCGAGCTGCTGATAGGCTCGACGAACATCCGTGCGGCCTGGCACGAACTGATGAAATCCATCCTCAACGACATTACGTCGAGCGCTGCGGAGTACGGCGTCGGACTGCTGCTCGACTTCATCCCGATCCCGGGGGTCGACAAACTCGGCGACTTCGGCAAGAACGGCTTCACCGCGCAGTCGGCCACTGCCGGCGGCACGAACGTCTTCAACATCAACACGCTGAACGCGAAGGACATGGTGCAGGAGATCGTGTCCCCGACCGGTTCGATCCGTCGGGCGAACGACTACGTGCGCGCGGTCTCGCGCGCGGGGAGGTGACGCGTGGCCAATGCGCGCTTCCTGCTGACCAACCTCGCAAGCACCGCAACGGTCAAGAACGGCACCGGCGGGAGCCCGACGCCTCCGGCACGCAGCGAAGAAGCGCCGTTCACGATGGAGCGTGCGCTGAACGGTGACCGCCGCTCGCTGTGGAAGGCGAACGCGGCAAACGACGTGCTCTACTTCGGTACCGACTACCAGCTCGATCTCGATCTCGGCAGCGTGACTTCGATCTCTGCGGTGCACATCGGCGGGATGAGTTGCCCCGGCGGCGCCATCAGCTCTCTGGAGGTCGGCTACTTCGCGTCGTATCCGTCTTCGACTGCCATCGTGCTCGGGACGGTGAACTTCAGCAGCGGCAGTTTCCCGCGCGACTACACGTTCACCTTCAACTCGGTCTCCGCGCGATACCTGTACGTCTGGATCGGTGCTTCGGCATCGCCGGTCATCGGCAATGTCTTCCCGGCCGAAGTGTTGGACGTCGGGGCTGCGCCGAACTTCGGTAGCCAGACGTCCCACTTCCGCAACCGCATCGAGCAGCAGCTCGAGGACGGCTCTGTGCTCATCAACGAGCTGGGCTACGAGGGCGCGGACTTCTCTCTGAGCTTCTCCCCCGTGCTCGAGGCCACGTGGACGCTGCTGCGTCGCCTGGAGCAGGCGTCCGGCACGATCGTGTACGTCGACCCGGACAACGTCGGATACGAGGTCTACCTCAAGGGTGGCCGCGTGAACGTGTCGAAGCTGGGTGGGGGGCTGTTCTCGGTCTCCTTCGAGCTGGGGCGGTGCCCATGAGCATGACCGCGACCTTCAAGAAATACTGGCGGCTCGGCTCGTCGCGCGTCCCCATCACGCTCGCACGCCTCGCCTTTCCGGCACCCTCCACAGACATGCTCATCATCGCCTCGCAGGAGGTTGTGCTTCCTGACGGCTCCATCTGGGAGTCCGGATTCAAGGGCGGCACGCTGAGCGAGAAGATCGGCATGCTCGACACGGGTCCGAACCCGTGCGATGCCTCGTGCCAGATCGCCAATCGCCTGTATCCGTTCATGACGTCCGGGGTGGCGGCCGACACGCTGGCGACGCACAAGTGGCAGGGCGCCACGATCACGATCTGGTTTTGGAACGATGTGCGCGATGCGAGCGGTAACCAGCTGCTCGCCGCCACGGACAAGTACCAGGTGTACGAAGGCGTGGTCGACGCCTTCGATTACGACGACAACTGGATCTACCTGAACCTGCTGCAGTCGCGTTCGTGGAATCGACGCGCCCCAAACCGCCGGATCGACAGCACATCGTGGCCGGATGCAACGGACATCGCGCTCGGGATGGCTGAGCCGATTCTCATTGGCGACTTCAGTGCTTTCCCCATGCGTGCGCCACACACGACGTCGTATGGGTCCAAGGCGCTGCAGGAGGACTCGGGGGCTGGCCAAGGCGTGATCCCGCTGGTGATGGTGGACCCCGGCGTGGGCGCGTCGACCGTGAAACTGCTGGCTGCCGGGCACGAGTGCATGGACCTCTTGAACCGGTCCGGTGGCGTCACTGCGTTCATGGCAGCCAGCGACTCACTGGCTCCACTGGACACTGCTGGTATCACCGAGACGCTCAACAGCACCGGCAGCTACTTGTCGATCAACGACGACTCCCTGATCGCCTACTACGGCGTCGTGCCGGTCGACGTGCGTACTGGCGCCGGCCGCAACGTCGCGCTGAACCCGCGCCGCGCTGCGGATCCGTTCGATGAGACGTCGTATGCCTCGCTCGACATGGCAGCCTCCCAGCACGTGCTTCAGCTCCAGCTGCCCAGCAAGAGCAGCATGGGGTACATCGAAGCCGTCGACGTGGTGCTTGCGTTCATCGGCAATTCGACTAACAACCACGCGCTGCAGGTTCGTCCGTACAACCACGCGACGAGCGCTGCAGGGCCCGCGGTTGCTTCGACGCTCGGGCAGTCGCAAACCGTCACTCCGGTCGTGATCACGGGGACCTGGGATGCCGCGTACTGGTCGCGACAGTGGGACTTCGCCGGAACCTCAAACCCGATCGACGTCCGCGTCGAGTTCAGCGGAGGGACGCCAGGCTCGACGGTGAACAAAGCCAAGGTGCTTTGGGTTGCGCTCCGAGTGAAGTTTCGGCCGCAGCGAAGTCTGGTATCGGCAGCCGCAATCCTGGGCCCCGGGTTCTTTGCGGGAGCTTCGATCAATCCGCAACTGCAGTCCTACCCCGGGGCGATCCCCTTGTACTCCGGACTGGGAACGTTCGAGCCTGCTCGGTTTGAACAGGGTGGGCAGTTCTACGGTCATGCGAAGGGTGCCCCGGACACGGCTGGCACCTACACCGGCATCGTCGGCGCCCTGATCCAGCGCCCTCCGGACATGATCCGCTGGCTCATGGACACGTACGGCGAGGCGGTGACGTTCGAGACGGCTGCCGGCGCGTTCGGATCGTTCGTCGACGCGCGCTCGATCCTGCGCAACGGCGCGCCGTCGGACTTCAAGCTCGCGGCGCGTATCGCCGAGGTCACGACTGTGCAGCAGGTCATCCAGCGCATCTGTGAGCAGTCGCTCGCGTGCGTCACGATCGACCCGGGCTCCGGCAAGTGGCTGTTCCACGCCTGGACGCAAGGCCCCGCGGTCGACTACGACTGGACGTTCACGCGCGAGGACTGCGCGGACCTGTTCCACCCCGGTGTGACCTCGAACACCGAGCTCGCGCAGGGCGTGCGCCTGAACTGGGGCTTCGACTACTTCCTCGGCCGGAACCTGTTCCAGTCGTACGTGACCGAAGACAGCTCGTCGCAGGGTTACTCGCAGGCCACCACGCGCGACCAGCGCATCGAAATCGACGCCACGAACGACCGGTTCGACTGGAAGACCGGGGCGTGGGGTGGCGGTCCGTTCACGTACGCCGACAGCCTGGTCAACGGCACCTTCACGGACCCGATGGACGTGGCTGCTGACGTCCAGGACAACGTGCTGCGGTTCCGGATCTCGACGGCCTCGTACTACACGGCCGCCGGCTACGGGCACTTCGTACGCACGGGCTTCAACGACTCGTTCAACTTCTGGTACGGCGGCACGCCGACCTACTACCACGCGACGCTCGCCGCAGGTGACTACTCGCCGGATGAGTATTGGGCCCTCATCGCCGCGACCATGAACGCGACCGCCGGCGTGTCGGTTTTCACGGGCAGCTACAACCACCTGACGAACAAGGGCACCGTCGTCTCGAGCGGCTCGACTTTCGGCTTCCAGTCCAAGTTCACGAGCCACACCTCTCCGGGCACCTCGGCGATCTGGACCATGGGCTTCAACCTCGGCACCGGCTCCGGCGCCGCGGCGACCACGGTCACGTCGGCGTACCCGATCTACGCCGACCGTTTCTGGATGAACTCCGAGCCGACGGCGACGTTCCAGCTGCTGGCGCTCACCGGCGCCAACGTCGCGGCCACGTGCTTCGGAGCCCTCGGCTACGACGCTGCCGACGACACGCTCGGCAACCAGCACCACGCGCGCCTCGCGCGCGGCTACGGCGAGTCCGAGGTCGCCGACAACGTGGCGCTCAACGGCCCGCACGAAGACGACGTCTTCGACGCCGACTGGATCCGCGACGAAATCACCGCGCAGAACTGGCGCGACCGCCGGCGCGCGTTCGTCGGCAGCCCGCGCAAGACGATCCGGTTCCGCACGCACGTGTGCCCGGACATGCAGCGTATGCGGGTGATCGACTTCGACGCGAGTGTCGACTCACGGCTGCCCTATGGCGAGTTCGGCTCCGATGGATCGTGGGCCGGTAAGGCGTTTCGCGTGCTCGAGGTCGAGAAGGACCTGGGCCCGCACTACTTCACCGAGGTCTACGCCGAAAGGGCGTAGCAGGAGGATCCATGTCTTCGAAGTCCTTCACCAACCTGAAGATGGGCACGACCGTTGCGGCCGGCAATGTCGGGCCGCAGACGTTCTCCGCTGCCACCACGTGGATCTCTGCCATGGTGCCAGTCAAGGGTGCCAAGCAGGTCACGTTCAACCTGAAGTCGACCGACTCGAACGCGACGGTCGCGGTCTCCGTGAACGTCGGGAACTCCTCGGATGGGACCGGAACGCTGACCGCCTCGAGCACGGGCCATACGCTCGCGGGGTCGCAGACCGCGCGCATGGACAAGGGCGGAAACCGCTACTCGGCCTACGCGACGGGCAAGGCATTCGCGCACGACTTCGCGCAGCTCTCCGTGACGTCGAACGGCACCAACCCGCACACCGCGTTCCAGGTCGACGTCGAAGTCATGTACGACGGCGACGCCGACGTGATGCGCGTGGAGAACGGTCAGGGCGCTGTCGTCCCGGTCTAAGCACTGCATCGTGGAGGTGTGACGTGGCTGTCGTGCTGATGAAGAAGGTGACCGCTCAGGTGTCCGGTGGCGACGAGGAAGTCGTCATCGGGGCATCCCAGCGCGTGATCGAGGCCGTGCTCTACGACTTCGACGGCACCGTGCAGAACGTGACGGGCTGGTCCGCGAAGATCGTCGGCACGAGCGACGACCTGCCGGGCGTCTCGATCGACGTC